GTCCCTCCCAGTAGTGCCCACCCCATTCCACACTAAACCCACAGTTACTCATAGTACTTTAAGAAGGGAGAATCCCATGGAGAGGATCGATCGCGAAGCGACGATCATTATTCTAGAGAGAACCTCATAGTGACTCAGAGTCTAGGAGGAAAATTGAGGGGGTGCCCCCTTTAGGACCCAAGGGTTCCCCAAATTCTACCACTATCCACATTGATTGGCGTGGGGACCTCATGGGAGTGGCGAGTGGCCGCCTCCTCCATGGATCTCTCTGCCCTCAAAGTTGCTGTTATTACTATAAGTACTATCAGAATCTGGATAGAGTGCACTAGATACACCTATAGGACTATGAAGACTCTGAGTTACTCACTAACCCTCAGTACCAATCTGTTAAAAGAGCCCATCTGACTCACTGTGGTCGGGATGCTAAGTTGCGGCCGCCCAAAAAATATCCCGGGTATCCGGAAGACACCGGTACCTCAATGTGGTGTAGGGGTTGTGGTGAGGGCGCCAGCCCGAACCTAAGGGTGGTTGTAGAATAAAAGGGATATATAGTGTAAAGGTCGAGAAAACAAAAATTTCCCCCAAGGTTTCTCCCCCAGCACTCGTGAAACTTTTAGTCATCAGAGTCTATAATAGACAAATCTAAAGAGATGGCAACACGTAAATCAGGAAATAAGAAAACACTAAAATGCATGAACTGGAATCCAGACACCTCAAAGTGGGGAGATTGGGCACCAGAAGAGGGCTGTCGTGAGACTGTTGAAGTCGACGAAGAGGTAACGAAGGTTCTCTGTTGGAGATGCACAAGTAGAACCACAACAATGAATGGTGAATATCGACCGCATTTAAAATAAACAAGAACTATGAGAAATAGCGAAACATGGGCAGTAGCACTCATCTATTTGGGATTCTTTAGTCTGGTTGGCTGGACAGTTTGGGCAACCGGATCAGCCTACCCACTCTGGGCTCTCATTCTCATGCCAACTATCCAGGTTAGAGATAAGGGAAGAGAGGAAGGGACCGGAGAGGAGTGAGAGGCCCCACAAAAAATTCCTAAATTTTTCCAAAAATTTCCAGGGTCGATCGAAACAAATCGGCCCTTTTTTCTATAATATAGCGAGTAACTAATAATAAACAGATGAATAAGAGCATTCTAGAAGAAGCAAACGAAATTGTAAACCATCGCAACGAAGAGGCAGACCGTCAATATGGTCCCTTTTCAGAAGGCATGGATCGCGCCGCACAAATCTTTAGCGGCATGACTGGATTAGATGTAACTGGACGCGAAATGTTCATGGCACTAGTAGCACTTAAGTTCTCACGCGAAAGTTACAATCATAAGCGGGACAATCTACTTGATGCAGTTGCCTATATCCAAGGCTTAGAAAACTATATTAACGAGAAAGGCGAATATCCTCAAGGTGAAGAAGACATCCACATCGGATAAAAAACCAGACCAGATAGTTTGGAGCGAGGAAAAGGGCTATAATGCCGCAATTCTCCCCTATGCTACCAATGTTGGTGCCCCAGCAATCGTAACTGAGGACATCGACGGTTGGAAGCAGAGAGGGGTAAATAAGGTAAATCATCAACTGAAGGCCAAGTTTGAAGAGTTAAAAGCTGAGTATCAGCAGATGATTGAAGAGTTACAATGGAACGAATTAGTCTATTCATCTAAATTTAATTTTGAACCAGTTATCGGAGAAGAATACCATCTCTATGTTAGCGATGATGGAAGCGTATTCTTATCGTTGATCGAACCAGGCCAGTGGAGACGAGAGTGTATTGGTTCTTTTAGACTGAATAGCGAACAAAAATGGATAAAGATATGACGGTTAAATTTAGAAAGAAGAGTGGAGATACCTCTATAGATTCACGAAATCTCTTAATAGGAGAGAATGAATTAAAGCAGAAAGAATATATGTTAATACCAGGAATAGGTCCGCAATGGTATCAACTTTGGAGAATGAGAATCGCTAAACGGACTATTTTAAAGAGATTTGAGATTTTAACAGGTAAAAGACATTTTGAACATGAGTATTCAGGAAATTAAAGCAGAACTAGAGGGTAAAAAGATAGCGATTGACGACGTCGTTACAAATTATTCATCAAAACAGAGTTCACACAAGAGTGCGTGGGCTTATCTTTTACAGGCACAATTAAACTATTTTGGACTTGAAGTGGATGTTCTAGACAAATCCGGAAATGTCCACGATTATGACGTGTGGATGGTCGCTCTTCCGATGGAATTTGCAGGTTCTTATAATCTATTCGGAGGTGCTACCGACGAACCAGCAGCCAGAATTCAACGGTTCCTTGATTTTAATGGACCTATCTATATCTTGAACCGTGAGATGCCTGATGTTGGGGCTTTCGTTAACAGTCGAATCAAATCATGTTCAGAAGGATGGGCAGCGCTTGATGCTGAAGCCCTTACAAAAAAGTGTGAGAGTATAAAAACAATAGACCTGAAAACGGCTACCGGCACTTTTGTATTAGGCGATAGTCATTCAGTTTCAGTCTATCCAGTCGGCGCAGACATTTCAAGAAACGACGGGAAGACTCTATTTGGCGTTATGAAAGAGGGAATGGACAAGTATATTCCTGAGGGAACTAAGCATTTAATTAGTTACTTTGGAAACATTGACGTTCGTCATCACCTATGTCGACAAAAGAATCCATACGATGCTGCAGTAAAACTGGCAAAAGATTATATTGAACACTTAAAGTCTCTTAATCTGGAAAAAGTAACGGTACATACTCTATTACCTATTGAATTTGAGGGTCGCAGAATCCCAAAAACCGGATGGTATAAGGGTACTCCATTTGCTGGAAGCAGACTAGAGCGGGTAGAGGTAATGGAAGCTTTTAATAGAAATGTACGCGGACTAGGTAAAGAGGCTGGATTCGAGGTTCTAGACTGGCCAGATCATTGGTTTAGCGAGAATCCTGAGGAATTTGCAAAGAACTATATGGAAAAGCCAGGTTCAGTACATCTTAGTCGAGAGTACTATTATTGGGACTGGAATACCGGAGTAAAGAATTCTAAACTTATTAAGAAAACAATGAGTCTATTCTAATGTGGGTAGTTATTTCAAAAACCGAACACACTAAAGTCAAAACCCTAGAAGAAGCAACTAATTTATTAACGATAAAAGCAAGAGAGGCTTCTCCTGACCAGGTCAGAATAATAACATTAGAAGAATATAATAATTGGGAAGGTCGAATACGTAAAAGAGGAAAGAAAAGCAAATGAAATGTCTATCCCCCACCGCAGCGTATAAATACAATGTCGGTAACCATAAAGTGAATTTTTTTAACCTAAATATGAAACTTTTTTACGGATTGCCGTATAACATATACAAAACAAAAATAAAGGTTTAAACAAAGTTTAAAATTATGAAAGAAAACAAAATCAAAGTTGGGATTATCGGTACAGGAAACTGTGCTAAGTCTCTAGTTGAGGGTGTTCAGTATTACACACAACATCCTGAAGCCGAAACTGGTATGATGAAATTCGATATCGGCGGCTACAAAGCAGAAAATATCGATTTCGTCGTAGGATTCGATATTGACGAACGTAAAATTGGTCTTTCTCTTGGCGAGGCTCTAAAACAAAGACCAAACTCAGCATGGGATATTGTTGAAACAATCGAGAATCAGTCACCGGTGTATGAATCACCAGTTATTGATGGTTATGCATCACTGATGGATCATTATCCAGAAAGCGACAGATTCTTAGTAGATGAAGGCCTACGTAATTCTACTGATATGAACCGTACCTCTTGGACTGCTAAAAAAGAGAGACAGTGGAAAGACAACATTATTTCAATCTTGAAAAAACATGAAGTTGAGGTATTGGTTAACTACCTTCCAGTAGGCTCTCAAAAGACTACTGAATTCTGGGCAGAGATTTGTCTAGAAACTGGAATCTCATTTGTAAACTGTATTCCGGTCTTTATTGCATCTGACCCAAAATGGGAACAGCGTTTTATCGATGCAGGTATTCCATTGATTGGAGATGATATGCGTAGCCAGTTTGGTGCTTCAATTCTTTCTCAAATGTTGCAAGAATTAGCATTTGAACGCGGACACCATGTAAAAGCACATATCCAGCGTAATGTTGGTGGTAACACAGACTTCTTGAATATGGAAGACAAAACCCGCCTTGCTTCTAAGAAAATTTCTAAAGAGAACGTAATTCGTGCACAGAACGAAATTCGCGACATCTCTACTGAAAACTCATTCCTACATGCTGGACCTTCTGAATACATTGCATACTATGGAGACAATAAGGTAGCAAACTTCCGTCTAGAAATGGAAGGATTTGGAGGAGCACCAGTTATTTTTGATGCTCAGCTATCCGTACAAGATTCACCAAACTCTGGTGGTGTTGTAATTGATGCTCTTCGTTATGTTAAAGTAGCAAGAGAAATGGGAATTGTTGGAGCTCTTCGCGGACCTTCTGCACTTACGCAAAAGACTCCACCTCAGCAAATGATGTTCCGTGATGGAATTGCTGAATGTGATGCACTAGCAAGCCGTGAACTGACTGAAGTTACTAAAAAGCAACTAAAATCAGTTAGCTCTAAAGTAACTGCAACTGTATAAGCCTTTATTTAGTTGTAAAGCAGAGCCCTCTACGGGCTCTGCTTTTTAAGGTATTAAAGTAATATAAGAATATGATCAATAAAGAATATGAGTTTTACGGATATGATTTCGACGGTGTCGTTTCAATTGGCGTAACTCCAAGAT